GGAAGCATTGAAGGCAATCGAGGAAGATGTGGCGCGTGGCCCCGCTATCTTGTATCCGCAATATCTGATGAATCCCATCGTGGGCAAGCAGGGGCTGGCATCAGAGAGCGACTTGGTGTGGATACCGTCGGCGGAGATGGCGGAACAGATTTACCCCCGCCTGTCGCTGCATCTGACCGTGGACCTGGCGGGCATGGAACCGGCGGGGCGCTCCAGGGATAACCGCCCCGACAATGACTATACTGCCATGACCTTGCACGGCTTCACCGGCGGCGTACTGTATGTCCCCATGATATGGCATGGCCGCTTTACCCCCCAGGAGGTTATAGAGTTGCTGTTCCAGATAGCCCATGACCATCCCCGGCTGCAAAGTATCAAGATAGAGAAGGAGGCTCACTCGCGGGTGTTGTTGCCGTTCTTGAAGCGGGAGATGGCCAAGCGCAGCAAATGGCTGCCCTTCACGGAGCTGCGGCGGGATAACCGTACTTCCAAGCAGCAGCGCATCGGTTCACTCCAACCCTGGTTCCACCAGAAAGCCATCCGCTTCGTGGCCGACCTACCCTGTCGGCTACAGCTCATCAATGAGATATTGCGCTTTCCCAAGTACCAACACGATGACATCCTGGATACATTGGCGGATGCCATGCAGAACCGCGAGGGCGGCGTGACCTCGGATGTGATACCGTTGGAACGGGAGATGTTGCGCGAGGGGGCTGACCCTATAACCATGAACCCGGACTACCGCGCCTTCCACGGGCTGGACAGTAGCGAGGATGATGTGGTGGCCGGGGTTGACTCCGTGACCGGCTGGTAAACGTGGTATTATCTAATAACTACATGGCAACCACTCCCATTACCACTGAGCAAACAACCAACGTTCCCGACCCGCAGCGTTCCGCCGAGGAACAGAGGCGCGTCATCCCGGCGCTGGAGCCATGGGATGACAGGTCGGCACTTGACATCGTACTGCGCGACTTCCGGGAAGCCGAGACATACCGCTTCCAGAATCACGACCGCAGATTCAAGGCTGCCGACGAGGTTTATCTTGCATGGGTGGCGAAGAAGACATGGGAGGATACCAAGATACCCCGCGCCTCGCTGCCGGTGTTTCTGGCGCTGAGCCAGGTACAAGCACTCAAGCCCGCCCTCCTGGATGCGCTGTTTTCCGACGACCCGCCCTTTGGTACATTGCCCCATGGGGACACTACATGGCAACAGGCCGTCACCGTCCAGGAGTTGATACGTCACCAGATGGATGGCCTGGACGAGAAGGGCATAGTAGCTCTGCGTCAGTTGGTATCCAATTGCGTGGACTCATCCCTCATTTATGGCAACGGCATCCTGGAGTGGGGCTGGCTGGCCAAGAAGGTACAGCGCATAGAATACACCCGTCGCATGAATCCCCGCATGATGTCCCAGGTGGGGCCGGATGGACAGCCCGCATATCTGCCCAGCGGAGAATATGACCTGTCCGTGACCAGCCAGCAGGTGGAGCACGCCGTCAACAAGCCCATCTGCCAGTTCACGCAGATACAAGACTTCTACATAGACCCCCACTGTTCCGGTCCCGACGTGCAATTGGCCACCCATTGCGAGACGCGGCACTGGCGCACGGTGGAGGAATTGTCCGCCATGCGCGGCACTCCCGGTTTCGATATCCCGCCCGATGATGTATTGCGGGAACTGGCGGCGGCCAAGACTTCCACCTTCGGCGACCAAACCAAACAGCAGCAAGAGGTATATCGCGGCAACTGGTATACTCCCCAGCGCGACTATACCGACGATCCCGCCATGAAGCGCATCGAGGTCCTCCGCTACTGGAGGCCCAACCGCCATGTCTGGATACTGTCGCGCAAGTGGGTAGCTCATAACAAACCAAACTGCTATAACGCACTGCCATTCCTGAACATGAATTACATCCCGGTGCTGGGGCGTTTCTATGGCCTGAGCATCTGCGACTTGGTGGAGGGCGACCAGAAGCTCATAGAGTCCCTGCTGAATGCAAGGGTGGATGAGGTGAACTTGAACGTGCATCCCCCCATCGTGCGCCGCAGGGGAATGAGCATCCCGCCATCGGCGCGCCGGTTACGTCCCGGCGTGGTCTGGGAGATTGACGGCGATCCGCAGCGGGATGTAGTGCGAATGCAGATGGGGAACGTCACGCAAGATTCCCATATCGAGGTAGATGCCGCAGAGCGCCGAGTCCAGAAGACCACCGGCATCACCGATACCGGGATGATGGGCATCGGGACATCGGGCGGCAACTCGGCCAATCGGACGGCCACCGGAATCAATACCCAGAGTGCCGCCGCCAGCCGCCGCGTCCAGATGCTGATAGAAGATTGGGAAACCATGTTTATGTACCCACTGTGCAACATCTTGCTGGCCATGGACAAACGGTTCCTGAATCCCGAGGAGATAATCAATATCGTCGGACAGGACGGTAATGCCATACAGATAGACCCCATGGACATACTGAACGCCTCGGTGAAGTTCGAGTTCAAGGCGTCCTCGAAGATGCGGTCACGCGGGGCGCTGCAATCCGGCGGCTTGCAAGTCATCATGGAGACGTTCGCCAATCCCGCCTTCCTGGAGTTGCAGGCCAAGATGGGCTACCAGTTGAATACTCCGGCGCTGGTGGAGATGGTGGCGGACGCGCTGAATGTGCGCGGCAAGGACTTGTTCATGCAGATTCAGCCCCAGGTGCAGGCATCTCTGAACCAGCCCTCCGGCGACCAGCAATTGAGGATGCAGATGCAGCGGGAGCGGCTGGACGCGCAAGATGCCATGGCCCAGGACAAGAATGCCGTATCCATCATGCAGACCATCGGCTCCAAGATCATCACCCCGGACGTGGCCCATGATGTAGTCGGGTTGCCGCCCCCGGCTGCAATAGCGGCCACGCATAAGCCGCCCAGGAAGAAATGAATCCCTATCCCCAGTTGAGCGAGGCCGAATACCAGTCCCTGGTGGAATGTGAGGGCTTCTATCGCTTCTCGGAGCAGGCGGAGTGGAAGCAACTATGCGAGTTCCTGCGGGAACTGGTAGAAGATGCCGAGCATGATTTGTCGGATTGCCTATCCAGCGACCCGGCAGTAAGCCATGCCCTGCGCTTGACCTGGCAGGCGAGGAAGGCTATGATGCAGGCAGTCATCGGCTTTGTGGATGCGCGGGTAGAAGAGAGACAGCAACTGATAAGCTCAGCCAACAACAACGAGGAAGACACACAATGAGTGCACCAATCGTCACGCCCAATCTTACCGAGAAGTCGCCGGAGCAGATGTCTCCGGGGGAATTGGTACAAGCATCCAATGTGCTGCGCGCCCAAGTAGCCGCCGCGCCCGCGCCCGTTCCGGCGGCAGATGATGTGGCGGGCCTTCCGGCGGGGGTGTCTGCGCCCGAGCCATTGCTGCCCGAGGGATTCTCCGAATATGAATTGCGGACAGATGGGACGCTCCATACCAAACTGGTCACCGGTGAGGTATTCGATGGGCAACCGCTGGACGTGGCACAGAAGCTGGCAGCGTCCAAGGTTGCCACCAACAGGAGCTACCTGGAAGCCAAGCAGCGGCTAGATGCCATTCCCGCGCCCACTCCCGCCGCCGACGCCACAGTAGTAGAGCAGCGCGAACAAGTAGCTGCCACCCTGTCCAGCTTGCCACCCGACCAGTTTGCCGAACTGTATTACCAGAACCTTCCTGACCCGGCGGAAGCCACCGCCATGGCCATGGCCCGTTCCCTGGGCTATGACAATACAGATGAGATGAAGCAGGACTTCATTGACATGAAGTCTGCCACGGAGATACAGCGGGCGCAGAACATCGCTGGCGCATTCGAGCGCGAGTGCCCGGAGTTCCCCTTCACCAAGGAGTCACTGGATACCCTATATACCACCATGCAGGACAACAAGCTCCCGGAGACGCTGGGCAACCTGAAACTGGCCCATGCTTACTGTATCCAGAACAAGCTGTACGCGCCGCGTTCTGCCGAGCAGATTGCGGTGTCGCGTGGTGGGGCCAAGCCGCAAGTGGTTGCTGCGCCCGTCCCGCCCCCGATGCTGGCCCCGCAGAACACCGTGCCGGTCAACACCAACTTCGCCAACATGACCAGTGACCAGATTGAGGCTGAGTACAAGAAGCTGAAATACAGTACCCAATAGTCACCATGAAATCAGCAGTCTTGGCGGCAAAGTGCGGCTGCATCGTCCTAGTGCTATATCATGCGGTCGGAACGGAAAAGAAGGACATAGTGTACAGTCACTGTACATATTGCAATTACCATGACACCGCATTCTGGAAGCAGCCTGCCGTGCAGCCATAGTGGATGGAATATGTCTATCTCGTATGACAAGAGTGATGCACCCAAGGACCTGCGCCGCTACGACGACGACGAGGTAGCGCGTATGGCAGCATCGGTGAAAGAAAATACCCGCGAGGCAGCATTTGCCCAGGAGGTATTACGGCTGCGGCGCGTGGTAAAGAGGCTGGTCAGCAATGAAAAGGGACGCTGAGTTTCGCAACATTCCCCTGGATGCCCGCCCGGAGATTGGTACTGGCTGGGTATCGCTCATCCATGAACTGTCAGTGTTCCCCGATGTTGCCCCGGCATATTCCCACGGCGGCAATGAATACCGGCGCGAGTGGATACTGCCGGTTTATGGTACGTCCACGGAGCTAGAGGCGCTGGATATGCTGTATGCCCTGGTGCGGCTGCTGAAGCCGGAGTTGATAGTGGAAGTGGGGTGCAGCCTGGGATTCGGCACATACGCGCTGGGGCGGGCGGCGCTGGATAATGGGCATGGCAGGGTGGTCACTTGTGACACCATGGATACATTGTGCGGGGTAACGCGCACCCGTTGCGGCGGCAGGCCGGATGGCAAAACGGTATCATTGCCCGTGGAGGTCAGGTGGTGCAATGCGGATGACTTGGCCGAAGTGGAGATTTGCGACTTTGCGTGGCTGGATAGCGGGGAATCCGAAGAGGACAGCTACAATACCCGAATCGGAGCACTGCTTCGCATGAAGCCGGGCAGCATCGCCGCCATGCACGATACCCGGAATGAGCCACGGCTGCGACGGGGTATTTTGGAGTGCGGCAAGGAGGTAGTGCACCTGGACTCCTGGAGGGGGTTAAGTCTCATACAATGTTGACCCATGGAACCAACCCGCAGCAGGTGGCACTGACGTTCGATGATGGGCCGGGTGAATGGACTTTGCCAATAGTCAAGTTGCTGCACCAACATTCCGCCCGCGCTACGTTCTTTCAACTCGGAAGAAAGTTGCGGGCCATGGGGCAGTTGATGTCGGGGTCACGGAACGAGATTGGCAATCACTCGTTCGACCACCTGTACCTGGGCGACCACTCGGAAGATGTGATACGGGAGCAGATTACCAAGTGCCAGGAAGCCATCGGCGCGCCGCCCTGCCTGTTCCGTCCGCCCTATGGCCGCGTCGCCCCCACCCCGGTAGATGCCATTGCCGAATCCATGGGCTACAAAGTAGTGATGTGGTCATGTTGCCCCGGCGACTGGGCGGCCAAGAACACCCGCGACACCGTGATGCACGTTGCGGAGCAGTTGAATGCTGCTACCCGTGGTGAAATAGTGTTGCTGCACGATGGTTCCCCGGATGGTCTGGGCGACCGGCGCTATACCGTAGAGGCTGTAGACATCATATTGCGGATGTTCCCGGACAGGGAGTTTGTAACGGTCAGTCAGCTAGATGGACTACAGTGATACCTGACATCTTCTTCTGTTCTGCCCCACAGTCCCCGGAGCGGCACAGGCGCGCCCGCGAGGTATTGGCCAAGTGGCGCGAGTTCCATCTGGCCATCACCGTATTACAGGCCGAGCCGGGAGAGTCCTACCAGTTCCAGTCGGAGCGCCGCAGGGTGGCCGAGCATGAATCCACTACCCCCATCTACATAGTGGCGGATGACGACATGGAACCATCCCGCATGGACAACTGGCTGGCATGGATACTATATGGGCGCAGGTACATGGAAAACTATCCCCAGTTCGGGATACTGTCTCCCCTGCTGGAGAACACCACCCTGATGCCCGCAACCGTGGATGGCTCCCCGCCCTATATAGACGAGGCCGTACAAGAGGAACACAATGTCGGCGGCATCCGCTTCTGCCGCAAGGGTATCATCACCGAGTGGCCGGAACAGACCCGCCGTGGCTATGACCAGGAACACTGTGCGGCATACCAGCGGCGGGGCCTCAAGGTCGGCTACATGAAGCAACTGTGGGCCAATCATCCCGGCAAGAAGTCGGAGACATGGCAACCGGTCACAGGATATATCGCCCCTCGCTTGACAACCCCCTAGCTATTTGCTATACATAGTGTGTCGCGGTGCTCCCGCGCTGATATACCTGCCCACGCGGTGCTCCCGCTGCCCGCAGCCACGGTCGCCCAGACTGCTCGTCCGGCTGCCCCGATTACAGCAACACCCCAAAATCGAAAGGAGCAAAATCTATGGCATATGCACCCGCCGGGTTGACAACTCAAACTGCAACCCTGGCACACTTGGCAACCGTCTACTATGACAAGCGGCCACTAGACAGGCTGGAAGCGATGTTTCGTTTCGCACAAGTATGCGACCCGCACCCGCTTCCCCAGGGTTCCGGCAAGACCATCCAGATGTTCCGCACCACGCTGCCCGGATTCAACACGAATCCATCGGCGGAAGGTGCCATCGGAACGCCGACATCCATGACCACCACACCCATATCGGCCACTGTCGAGCAGTATTCGGACTTCGAGTCCAGTTCACAACTGCTTGATTTGACCGACATCAACAAACCCCTCACCCGCATGGTGGATGATCTGTCATACCGCGCCGCTGGCTCGGTGGACACCATCATCCGCACCGAGATTGACTCGAATACGTCAGCCCTGGTGTCAACCATCGGAGCTACCCTAACGGCTTCTGATTTCAAGAAGAACGTGGCCTTACTGAAGGGCATCAACGTGCGCCCCCAGACAGGCAACGAGTTTCTTAGTGTCATCCATCCCTATGTGCACTATGACCTTATCTCCGACAATACCGCTGGCGGATTCATTGATGCTCTCAAGTATTCCGGCGGCAACCAGGTATTGCAGGGCGAGGTTGGCATGGTGGGCGGATGCAGGCTGTTGGAATCCACCAATGTCGGCTCCTCCGGCTCTGTTCCCAATGTGCTCTACTACACCTACATCTTCGGCGAGAACGGGGTAGGCATCGTGGACCTGAGCGGGCGCGGGCCTGACCGGGTGGAAGACCCACGCAACCAGAAGTTCCGCATCAACGTCGTCAACCCCGGTCTGTCTACGGCTGACCCGGTAGGCGAGATTTCTACCTTCGCCTCTTACTGGTTCGCATTCGCAGCCAAGACGCTGGATACTGTCAACCTACGTTTCAAGATTATCAAGGCCGACGCCTCGGTAATCTAACCAACAAACCCGAGCGCGGCGGTGAACCGCGCAAGGAGATAACACATGGCTAATGCAAATGTATGCTACAAGGCAAAGAGGGCGGCCAATCTCGTTAACCCGACTTCGGCCACCACCTTTCTTCAAGCCGACGACAGCACCAAGGCTGCCGCCGTTTTCTTCCCGGTACTGGCGCAATCCTCCGCGCCCAAGACCATGGCATTCAGGTTCCACGCTATTGGCCGGGCATTGAATAGCGGCTCCCACAACGTCACTCCCAAGGTCAGCTACGGTGTATCCACCACGGCTGGCTCGAATACCATCATCGCGGCTGGTGTCGCAGCGGCCATCTCCACTGCCGAGGCGTCATGGGCCATTGGTGGTAATCTGTACTGGAGCAGCGTTTCACAGGTACTCACGGGTCATTTCTGGGGACTCAATGGTGTGTCTCCGGTCTTTACCGCGATTGCCATTCTGACCGCAGCCCCGACTGCGGTGGACTTCAGCCAGTCCGGGTTGGGACTATCGGTTGAAATCACCATCGCCACGGGTGGCGGCGATACTGGCTACCTCGACGAACTCGCACTGGAGGTGCTGTAATGGCAAAGGGACTGAATCAGGTACAGGGCAAGAAACTCTTTGCCTCCACTGCATACTCATCCACTGGCGCAACTGCTGCATTCGACATGGGGATTTGTGACAGCTATCACATCGTCATCGTCACTGCATCGGTCAGCGGAACTTCCCCCACGGCGGATTTCCAGTTGCAAACCTCGCCGGATCGGGGAACAACCTATGTCGGGTTGCCGATTCGCTCTACTCAGGTCACTGCTGCCGGGAACATCCACTTCGTGTTCCGGCTTGGCCTGGGAGAGAGCGATGCGGCCCTGGAAAGCCCATCTGCTACCACGGGTGGAACCTTGGCGAAGAACTGCGTGTTCGACCCCGCCTTTATGAAAATCGGATATGTCATCGGGGGCAGCACGCCGGTCATCACCTCGACCATCTGGCTGTTGACCACCCTGGCTGCTTCCCAGCGGGGGTAACTAACTCGGTATTGTGTGCAGGTAGTCTGGTAATATCGGACTATCTGCACACAAAACACCATGTCCGCATTGCATAGAGTCAAAGCGCCCGCCGTATTCGACTCGGAGCTACAGGCTCGTCACGCCCAGCGCAAGCGACGAGATGAGGCGGTGGCCCGCAGCCGCAGTGCCTACTCCGTGGCCGAATCAAAGCGTAAGGCCGCCATCTCCCCCGACGCTGGCCGCTCCATGCTGGATGCGGAGCAGCAGACGGGCATCCCCATCCACTCCGACATCATCATGCGCCGCCTGATGAAACTGAATCCCAATCTATGGTTCGAGGTGTCCCATGCCAATGACAAACAGTACGGCGTCTATTTGCTCGACCCTGGATCGCCGGGGGGAAGACAATTTATTTGCGGTATGCACCGAGGAATGTGCCGAGAGTTCATTACTGGAAGCACGGATGAGGCTGGGGAATTGCTGGGGGCGACCGTCATACCGGGATGGCGCAGGGTCATTGCTGTACTGATACGCAAGGGGCTGATATCGGAGCCGAAGGCCAACGCCCTGTTCGGGCCGCCCTCCCGCGCCAGCCAGAAGTGGCAGGCGCTGACTACTTAGCCATATGGTATAGTAGGTGACATGGAGTTCTCAAAGGAAACCAAGACATTGCTCAATGGGGCGCTGGGCATGGCCCGCGAAGAGGGATTCCTGCTGGTGGGCGTAGCCTTCAACGAGCACGACAACAGTTGCCAATTCATCAACAATGACGGTATGTCCCGCCACCGGGTACTGGCTATATTGGCAGAGGCGGCCCTGGTGGTGGGCGACCACACCCGTCGCAGCAACCAGGAAGAGCAACCCAATCTATACAAAGGAGACGCATAGATGTTCGACAAAAAGGAACAGGCATCAGCCCCGGCCCCATCGGTGGGGCTATCGGCAGAACAGTTGCAACAGTTACTGGAGGCAGTGGTAGCTGCGGCCAAGAAGCCCAGTGAGTATGAGCAGAGCTTGATTGATGAAAAGGTGGCGTTGCGTAAGCGCAATGCCAATGAGGCCCTGGAGCGCGGCAAGGCCGAGATGGAGATGAAGGCGATGAGGAAGCGTAACTGCCCGCATCACAATGGCAAAAACCATACCTGGGTGGCCCAGGCGCATACTCCGGCGGGCGAAAAGCCGTACTTCGTGCCCACCTGCCAGCGGTGCAATACTCAGTTGCCCCGGGTAGAGTGTTCTGTCGAACAGATTACCAATGGCATCAACTTGAACAACTTCAAGACGCTGGACATGGCGGCACTGGAGCATATGGCGGAACGCCGGAAGGTGGCGGTGTAATTGCCGCAGACCTACAAAGTCTCGGACGTATCTGCGCTGCTTGAGCCGTTACTGAAAAATGTCGGCGGTCTGGTGGCCATCACCCCTCAGCTTGCCGACATGGTGTCCTCGGAGATGTGGGGGTTCTACCCGTGGCGGGTGTCGCTGGCGAACATCCCGGCGGGCAACATACCGCTGGTAGATGCGGTGCAAGACTACAATGCTCCGACCAACATCTACCGCTTGCTCAAGGTCAGCATCACCCGCACCGATACCTCGCCCAATGAAAACTGGGAACTGGATGTGGCGAGGGACATATCGGTAGACCTGATATCCCGCAGTTACCAATCCATCCGGTCAGCCTGCCTGCAACCCTCCCTGGGCAAGATACGGCTGGAGAGTGCGGTGGCCGTACCTTCCGGGACTACCATGGAGTTGTCCGGCCAGTTCCAGATGAATGCCCCGAAGATTACCGCATTGACCGACCAACTATGGTTTGACGACCAGCATATGCAGGTGTTCTTGAAGGGGATGATGTATTGGGCATATAAGTTGTCGGATGATGGCAGGGCTGGTGGATTGGTGAGATACAGGGGCGGGCAGGTAGCCACGGGCCAGTTCGCCGAGTATCGCGGGGCACTGGACCAGATGTCGGAGAACGAGGACTATGGCACCATCGAAACCATCTTCCCCGGCGAGGGTATGGGCGCGGGCAGGGACACGGGATGGGGACTGAATATATGGGGGCTGTGATATGAGCCAGGTGATAGCAGACAATCTCATTCCCTCGGCCAGCGGATATGACCTGGGGGCTTCTCCGTCCCAGGAGTGGGACGTGTTCGCGCAGACCTTGGCGGTATCCGGCGCTACCACACTGAGTGGAGCCGTGACCTTTGGGGCGGCAGTCAGCGGCATCACTTCGCTGACATTGAGCGGCCAGTTGACATCTACGGTAGCTACCGGGACTGCCCCCTTCGTGGTTGCTTCCACCACCAAGGTAGCCAGTCTGAATGCGGACTTGTTGGATGGACTGGACTGGACGGCTCCGGGAACTATCGGGGGTGTGACTCCGGGCGCGGCCAGCTTTACTACTATATCCGCCAGTGGTGTTATCACATCCACCGTCAGCACTGGAACGGCCCCGCTGATTATCGCCTCTGTCACCAAGTGTACCAACCTGAATGCTGATTTACTGGACGGGGGAGATTGGGCGGCTCCGGGGGCGCTGGGTTCCACTACTCCGGCGGCGGCGGCCTTGACAACCCTGACCTTGACCGCCGCTGCTCCCACCGTAGCAGCATCGCAAGTGGGCTTCGGCTCGACCGTGGCGGCCACGGCCAGCAATGGGACTGGGGAGGCAGTGAAGGCCAACGTAGAGGGCTACATAGTAATCAACGTGGCTGGGGCTACTGGTAAGGTAGCCTATTACAAACCCTAGGGGAACCCATGAGCACAGTATTTGCCGACAATATCCTGCCGAGCGTGACCGGGTATGACGCTGGAAGTCCCACCCAGCGGTGGGATGTTTACGCCCAGAACCTGGATGTATCCGGCACGGTGATATTCCATAACCTGCTGTCACCCAACGCCACCATAGCGTCACTGGCCTCCACGGGCGGCGCAGGTACATTGGCCAGCCCATGGACGGGCTGGGAGGCGGCCATCAATCTGCTGCCAGTCAACTCCCATATCCACTTCCCGGCTGGTCACTATGCCCAAGCCGTCCGCATTGACATGAAGACCGGGTGGACGATCACCGGGGATGGGCCAGCAAATGTCACCATCACGTCTAGTTTTGCTGGAAGTGCATTTAAGACAATCTCTGCCATCAACAGTTCGACCAACATCAACATTGACATCTCCGGCATCGGCATCACCAATACCAACGCAACGCCGACCGGAGCCTGCATCGAGAACGTCGGCGGCACCGGGTTCTACGTTCACAACGTCTGGCTCACGGGCTGCAAGTACAGCCTGATTCTCGACCAGGCCGAGATTGTCAGCGTCTACGACAACTACTTCTGGGCTCCGGTAGGGGCAAACAGCGGGAACATCTGGCTGACCAACGGGGCTGACTGGACGGCGGGCGCACTCCCCGGCTTCACCAATCGCATCAGCATCCTCCGCAACCAGTTCAACAACACGGCTGGCGTGGGCATTCAGGTCATTGACGATGGCGGCGGCAGTCACACCATCAGCGGGAACAACTTCAATGCTGGCGTGATGGCGGTGCGGGCCGCCAACGTGACCGGCTTGGTGTTGAGCGGCAACGAGGCCGAGAGCCATACAGAAGCGCCGTACCAGTGGTTTGCCACTACCCTGTCCGGGAATTATGTAGGACTCTCATCCGGGCTGGTGGCCCACGGGAACGTGACCAACGCCAGCAGCGGGAATAGCGATTTCAGGTTGGACTTCATCACTGGAGGTGTGATCTCCGGTAACTGGGGTTCCGCCACGGCTGGTACTGGATTGTTCACCTTCAAGAATGGCGCGTCAAACCAGGCGACCGGACTGACCATCGTTGGAAACTCGAAGCTAATCATTGGAACGTCCAAGACTTCCGGTGGCTTTGTGGACGGGTTCGGCGTAGCCCTGCTCCGCAACAATATCTGGCAAGAGACGCAAACCTATGCAGCGTCAGGTCACGCCGGAGGCGCGCAGACCGTCACCCCGGCGTTTATGGGCGCACCCGGATACACCGACGCCATCTCCGTCGGGCAGAAGCTGTTCGTGATGAACGCAGACGGCACCAACTCCGAAGACGTGACGGTGACGGCCATCGGAGCCACCACCTTCAACGCCGTGTTCGCCAGCACCAAGGCGGCCAACTGGCTGATTTACGGTATCTACGGGCCGAGCTACAACGCCACGGTGTTCAACGCCACTACGGGCTTCCGGGTAGCCGGAGCAGCCGCATCCGGCAAGGTATTGCGCGGCGATGGAACCAACTTCGTGTCAGCATCGCTGGCGGCAGCGGACTTGTCGAATGGCGTGACCGGGACAGGAGCGGTGGTACTGGCGGGCGGAAATCCTGCCTTCACTGCGGGCATGACGTTGGGAGGGTTGATTACTACCTACAATGGCGTGGCACTGACGGGGAATGGCATTCCCTCTATCGTAGCCAAGGCCAACCTGACGGCGCAGGGGGCGGCCATATCCACTACCACCATATATGCCGTACCGACTTCCGGCTTCTATGCCATACGGTGGGTAGCATCCATCACGCGGGCGGGAAGCGTCTCCTCGACACTGGGCGGCGCGACGGGATTCCAGGTCGTCTATACCGACATCAACGATTCGGTGGTAAAGACATCCACGCCCGCCAGTGTTACGGGCATGACTTCTACCACCAACACCACGGCTACTACGGTGAGTGGAGCGGTCCATGCTTATGCCAAGACCGGGACAAACCTCCAGTATGCTTTCGGATATACCGATGGCGGCGGTACGACCATGCAGTATGACTTGAATCTTATCGTGGAGTCGCTGGGATGAGTCTGGTATACGCCGACAATCTGTTGCCCTCTGCTACCGGATATGACTTGGGCAGCGCGTCCCAGCAGTGGGATGTATATTCCCAGAACATCATTTGCAGCGGCACGGGATCATTCACCGGCACATTGTCCATCGTGAAGCTGGAAGACGTACGGTTTGCCGACCAGTTCCCCGGGCTTACCGTGACCAACAAGATTGACGCGGCCCTGGCAGATGTGGCCGCATGTCTGGTGGTGGTGCCGACCTCGATGGGCGCAGGAAATGAGTCATCCATCCCCGCCAACAGCGCCGTGCTGGATTTGAGGACTCCGGGGGCGCTGGCAATACGCAACTTCACCGGGACAGTGTTGCAATTGGTGGGTGACGAGATATTGGGGCAGGCGCTCGGCTCATTGACTGCTGGCATAGCTACCACCGGACAGGTGCGGCTGGCGAATGTGGATGCTATCAAGATACGAAATAGCGGCAACACCACAGACCTGAATCTGGCATCCATGAGTGGGAACATCTTGGCGCTGGGCGGGGCTGCCGGTTGCTCCATGTCGGGGGCGCTGGCTATCGCCGGGGCGCTGTCTGGGGTGACATCCATCTCCGCCAGTGGAGTGATTACCTCCACGCTGGCTATTGGGACTGCGCCACTCTCTATCACTTCTACCACGGTTGTTCCCAACCTGAATGTGGCTATGCTGAATGGCGTGGCGGTTACGGGAGTTCCGGCGGCCCTGGATGTACTGACGGCTACCAGTGCCACGGCAGCATCATGGGCAGCCCAGGCAGCCCCCACCTCGGCGGTGATACTGGATAAGCAGGATGTATTGGGGGCGCTGACCGGGGACTCTACCGACAAGACGATGTACACCTACTCCATGCCGTCGGGGACATTGGCGGCCAGCAAGGGCATACGCGTAACCATGTATCTACGGCACAGTACCGGGGCCAATTCGGTCACGTACAAGGTATCTTTCGGCGCGACCGCAGTGACCGTTGCGGCGGTAACGGCTAACACCAACTCCATGGAGATACATTCCATGGTATTCAACAATACTGCCTCGACCACGGCGCAATGGATGGCAACCTCCGTTGTGGGGGTTGGAGCCACCGGGGATGCTCGCATTGGTGCTCCGGCGGAGAATACCAACAGTGGCTCGCCAATTGTAGTCAAGGCTACCTTCAACGTAGCCAATACCGACCAGGTGACCCCACAGGGCTGGCTGGTAGAACTCATCACTTAGATGACTGTCGCATCCCAGACCGCACACCGCACACTGAAAAGTCCAGTGTTGCCCTACGTCACTTTCAGTTCCCCGGTATCTGCCAGCCCGCAATACTTTGCGGGGCAAAACGTGATGACATCCATCCAGGATATCCTGGAACGGTATCCGGGATTTGCTGCGGGCGTCGAGGTCAACCCACAAGTAGCGGCAGCTACCGCTACCGTATCCCGTCTATTCGCATGGAAGAAATGGGACGTGGCTGGGACTACCGGCAGCTATTACTGGATGAAGTGCGAGACGGACACCGCGCTCAACACTTCCACAGTCTACAAGATGGAGCAGGGCGTGGATGCCAACTTCATACAGATACATCAGGATGTGGCTTCCAGCGCCCCCTTCGACTTCATCGTGGGCAACAATACCTGCTTCTATGGTAACGGGACTACCCGCACCCAGATGCGGGCCTTTGATGGCGTGACGGGAACTACCGCTGACCGGCTGTGGGGTATTGACTCGCCCACGATAACGCCGACCATCTCATCCATCGGCTCCGGCAACCTGACCGCATTCGAGGGTTATCACTACTTCTATACATACGGCAACAGCAACAACTCCAACGAATCCTCGCCATCCCCCATCAGCGCCTGTTCCGGCCTGTTCACCAATGGCGTGATAAATCTACTGGTGACAGTATCCCCGGATACCCAAGTAGACCAGATATATGTCTACCGCACCACGGATGCCGGGTCACAAGCCCCCGAGGATTGCGCCCAGATAACCGGGTCGCCATTCACTAATACCACGCAGACTATCGCCGACCAGACGCTGGATGCTGCCCTGGGACTGCGCTTCGCACCGGCCGCGCTGGCCAATGACCCGCCGCCAGCGGCCAATGGCTTTGCCGCCTTTGCCAGCCGCATCTGGATGAAGGCAGCCAACAAGGTACACTTCACCGGCTTCGAGGAGATTATCAATGGAGTGCAAGAGGAGTGTGTGCCATCGGGCGGCGACGGCAATTTCTTTCCCTATCCCAGCCAGATAAACGGGCTGGCGGGGCTGGACTCGCTGGTAGTGATTGCCACTACGGACACCCTGTTCGGGATAGATGGTGACTCATTGGACAGCTTCCGGCGCTATACCGTGTCGGTACGCAATGGCGTAAAGAACGTTACCAACATCGCCACCATATCCCTGGAACCGGGAACGGTACTGGCGGCATGGCTGGATTCGGCCAATACCATCTGGATGCTGGGGTTGGGCGAGATTGGCCTGCCCATTCGCCCCGACACTGCCTCGATAGACCACACAAAGTCAGCCCTGGCATTCCACATCAACGGCAAGAAGAAGTGGCTGCTGCTGGCGGATGGAGCAGGCGGTAAGTTGTACACCTTCGACCTGGATACCAAGCTGTGGATGCCACCCCGCATCATCACTGCTCACGCCATTCACTGCGGGGAGACGGCGGCGGGCCAATGGGACTTGGCCATCGGGCACAGTAGCGGCAAGGTGTTGAAACTGACGCCCAGCAACTACAATGACGATGGCATTCCCTATTCGGCATCTGTGACTACCAATTTGTTCGCCATGACTCCCGACACCAACCCCAACCGGCGGGGAGTATGCGACTACATCGCCGTGGAGGGGGATGCTACCCAGCCCGACTCGGTACAGATATGCACGGACGATGATGCCAGTACGGCCACATTCCAGTCACCGGCTGTGGGTGTAACCTCCGACCTGCGAACACAGGGAATCAACCTGACAGAGAAGTATTACAAGTTCAACACACCAGCGGCACGGCGCGTTGCTTTCAAGTTGAGTTGGGATGCCGCAGACAGCAACTTCAAAGTATACGGGGTTGACATAGCCTTCCACCCGGTAGGGATGTAACATGGATGACTTCGATATCGGCCAGATAGTCACGCGGTTGCGCCGCCTGGAGCGCAACGCGAAAAGCGGTATCTCCAGGGCGGAGGGAATGAGATTTGGCCCTATAGACATGGGCGGGTTCACCGCCGGGGGGCGGGTGGATGGCCGGAAGATAGTGGCCAAGGGCAGCCCTCCCGGAGTTACGTTTCCCAGCTTTACTGGGGCGGTTACGGATATCAGCATCACATTGAACTGGAGTGGGCTGCTACAACGTGGAGATGGCACCAAACAGGCGGTGGTGGCCGCATCCATGACCGTGAATGGACTTGTACCATCTACCATCTACTACTTTTACCCATTCTTCGCTACTCTGGGATGTGGCGTGGGCTTTGTGGCTGGGAATACTGGTAGCCCGTCCTTTGCTCACACCGCGCCCACGGATGCTGCTGCGGCGCAGCAATCCACACAAGACCGCGAGGCACTGTCATTTGGGGCCATATACTTCACCACTCGCGCCACTCCCGGCTCTACTGCCGTGACTGGCGGCGGCTCTCGTGGCGATGTGGTGGGCGGCACCGTCCCCGGAGGCTGCCCGCGCGATTACATGGTGGTAGAGTCACTGTCCCGTGGCATTGTAAAATGCGCCTCGCTGGAACCGGGAGAGCGCATCGCCTCACCTGATGGCGATGGCTGGACGGAGATAGTGAGCATCAAGTTGACGCCTTGCGATACATTTGTACTGATACGCACGGATGCCGGGGATGAGATAGAGATTAGCCCGGAGACACCGCAACCATTGTTCGATGGCTCCGATGAGCCAGCATCATTGCTGACACTCAGTAATCGCATAATGGTGCGACAGCCGGGTGGCGGTAGCGGGTATGTCGGGGGGCTGGAATGGGTGGATGCGCCTGACGGGCTGCGGGTAGTGATATCCTGCGAGCCTGAGCATCGCTTCTGGTGTGGCAGGCACAGTCCCATGATTGCCGCTCACAACATCTTCAAGAATCTGCTATGAGCCTGCATACCATGTATGTTGCCATCCCCTGCCGTGACCATGCCCGGTTCCTGGAGTGGCTGGAGGCCAACGAAGAGCGCAACCACGCCGACGACAACGACAGGAACGCCGCCACGGTGATGGAAGCGGTAAGTGGCAGGGATGATACAATATGCTATATGCCGGTGATTCCAGTTATCATGCTGGGGGCGCTGGCCCTGAAGCCGGGCGCGACGCCATTCGAGATGACGCACGCGCTGAAAGCCATGGTAGCTGCGACTGCCATGCTGGCGGCAGCGAATGGGGCGCGGGAACTGGTGTTCTGGGGTACGGATGAGGCGACCGCAAAGGTCGCCCAGTATGTTGGGTTCGAGAAGGTGGAGATGCCATTATGGCGATTGCGATTACCCTAGCCGAATATGACATGGCGACTGGACGGCTGCTGCGGCTCGTGGCCGAGCCGTACTCTGGCCCGTGGGCATTGTGCAAGAATGAAAACTCCAAGAAGGTGACGAAGGAAGCTATTTCCGCCTCCAAGGATGCCCAGGTAATCGCCAAGTCCCAGTTGGCAATCTCCAATGCCCTCGTCAACAAAGATGAGGCCGCATTCAAGGACTGGTTGAATGGGCAGGGATTCAGCACGGAGACGGAAGCCATGATGTTGTCTAACTTCCGCAACTCAGTATCCCAGCAATATGGTTCCGCATTGGCCCAAGTAAAGCAGACTATTGCCTCCCGTGGGGGCTACCAGGCCGGTGGCTTTGGCGGTACCGATGTCGGGCGCATCGCCGGGTTCGAGGCCAATCAGGCCCGTACCATGGCAAGCGGGCAACTGGGATTGAAGCTGTATGCTGAGCAACAGAATGCTGACCGCAAGAAGTTTGCCGGGTCGTTGTATGGTGTGCTGGCGGGTACGCAGGCGCAGACGGCTACGGGGTTTGGGAACATCGGGGCCAACTATCTGGGTACGGGGGCACAGGCGGCAAGGACGGCAGACTCGCCATCCCCGCTGTGGGGCGTGTTGAATGCTGCTATCGCGGGCGGGGCCAACATGGGGGCGGTGGCACTCGCTAAATGCTGGATAGCTGAATCCATCTACGGCACTACCGCATGGCAGACCCACCTGCTGCGGCACTGGCTGAATGATGTCTGGGCGGAACGCAGCATCATCGGTCGAGCTACCATGTGGGTTTACGGCAAGGTGGGGCGCTGGGTGGCGCGACAACCGTTGCTGGTGGTTGCCCTTCGTCCCTTATTCGACGTGGCGCTGGCTTGCGCCATGCGTGATTGCCGGGTGGTGGCGTAAATGGCTGCCATCACTCCCGCCCCCGAACCCATGCCCCCGGATGTAAACGCTCCCGTATCTTCCGTGGGAGCGCCGATACGCATGCCGGACTTCGTGCCTCCTCCCAACATCCCCCCGGCCATGGGCGCGCAGGCCACTCAACAACAGCCGGAAAGCACATACAGCCCGCAAATGGCCGCTGCCAGCGCGGCCACGGCTGCTCCTGGGGGGACCCGCAAGCGGTCTAATCTGTCGCTGATGTTGGAAGCATTCTTGCGGGGCTTTGGTAATGCCCTGGGAGCGCGCATCCCGGACTACGAGGAGCGCGACTTCGAGCAACGCATGGTCATGCAGAAAATGGCCATGGAGCAGGACAAGGCCAACTGGGAGAAGACGAAGGCCGCCAATACGACCTTGATGAATACCGCCCTACCCGATGCTGACCCCCGCGTGCAGGCGATACGCAAGGCCATCCCCGGCATCCCCGAGGGTATGGGGCTGACTCCAGCCATGATAGGGGAGTACCAGAAGGAGTTGGTAAAGAACAAGATTAAGGGTGATGATGTGGTGGCAGTACAGACCGTGGACGCCAATGGCAGGTCTGTCACCAAGATTGTTCCCAAAGTAGCCGGGACGGAATATCCCGCCCAGCCAAAAGCACCCACGGCAGAGGAACAGGTAGTTCGTGCCGACAGCATCCGTGCCAAGATGAATCTGAAACAGCCCGTCAGTCTGGAGGACCAGGCATGGCTCCAGGCACACGAGCAGACGCTGAGGGCCAACAGGCAAGCCATTACTATCAACAACGGTGGCGGCGGAGAAAAGGGCGTACTCATGGCCGTGCCTGATGGCAAGGGAGGAACTTCCCTGCAACGCATACTGCCGGGACAACAGATACCATCCGGTTCTCGCCCGCCATCCCAAGAAGCTGCGGTAGATAGCTGGGCGATGTGGACTAATCCGGCGACCGGGAAAGAAGAGGCGGGTGCAGCAACAGAAGCCCCGCCGGGTGCCAGCCCGCTCAAAATGCCCGCGCAGGAAGTCCGCGATGTGATGAATGCCCGCCACGCCGTCACCCTGATGACCAAGAGGGGCGACCCCAGCAGGCCGGAGACGCAAGGCGTGATTCAGCTTCTGGATTCACTGGAGAAGGATGGCAAGTTGGGCGTACTGGCTTCGCGGTATAACAAGTTCGTGACTGGGGGAGTGGGGGCCAGCCCGGACGATGACCCGCGCATCATCGCCCTCATCAATAAGAATATGCTGGCAGATACCGCCGTGATGCTGGCCCACTTCGGGGCCGCCGGGGGCAGAAGTCCTGCCATGTTACAACACTTCATTGACTTGTCTAATGCTGGAAAGATGGATGCTGTTACGCTAAGGGCTGGGACGCTGGCGATTGCCGACTACATGAAAGACAGGGCCATGTTGCCCGCTAGGAGCGCGGCCCAG